CGGGGCCGAAACAACAGGAGAGGACGATATGAGCAAGATCAACAACGGCGGCCCGGCGTTTCCGGCTGTGGGCGTACCGGCATGGCCCGACCACAATCACGGCGGCATGACCCTGCGCGACTGGTTCGCTACTCACGCGACCGACGCTGACATCGCAGACATTCAGCACGGCACGAAGTTCACGCGGGAGCAGGCGAGGTACATCCACGCCGACCGGATGTTGTGGGCGCGGGAGGTGAAGCCGTGAGCGAACAACCCGAAGCCCTGCGGTTGGCTGACTCCATTGAAGGGCTTGCGGTGGACTCAATAGCAAGTTCATGGAATGACTTGGAACCAGCCGCCGCCAAACTGCGCCGCCAGCATGAGATCATCGCGGAACTGTTGGAGGTGTTGAAGGAGGTTGCAGCGGAGGCGAGGCATCCAGATTACGACTGGAGCGTTACTTTGCTGAACACCGTTCATGCCGCCATCAAGAAAGCAGAGGAGGTGAAGCCGTGAGCCACATCACCCTGCCCCGCGCTGTGGTCTGGAGATTACACGCGGCGTTCAGAGACGCGGACAAAACGATTAGGCCAAGCGGCGAGAAATCGGATTACAGCGCCGAAATCGCCGCCCTCGACGCCGCGCTTGCGGAGCCGGAGAGCAAGACCCCCGCATGGTGGATGGATGGACTGACAGTAACCCTGATGCGCGAAGGCGTGAACAAGCACCGCGCCAGAGAGATTGCCATCGGTTATTGGGAAGCGTACTGCCAGATACCGGGGAACGAAGAGGACAAGCCATGACCGACAACATCACCCTGCCCCGCGCTGTGGTTGAGGAAGTGCGGTCGGCAATACGAGGGTTTTACAACAAATATAGTGACGAGGCAGTGCATGAAGATGCCGGTCGCGCTATCGCCGCCCTCGACGCCGCGCTCGCGGAGCCGGACGCCATCGCTCGAGCGGTCGAGGCCGAGCGGGAGGCAATTTGCCCGATTGTTTACGGGCTGTGCGTGTCGGATAACAACGCGCAGGAAATCGTTAACGCAATCCGTGCGAGGGGGAGCAAATGAGCCTCGCCCTGCTGACCGAGGTCCGCGACGCCCTGCGCCGGATGGACCCCGCCTGGTGCGTGCTGCACGGGAAGGAGCAGCTGGCCGACGAGGAGCTCGAGGAGCTCATCGGGCGCGTCGAGGATGCCGTGGAGGATGGTGATGGAACGCCCTCCTGACTTCGGCCCGCTGTTCCGGCTGCTGCGGGACGCCGCGATCGTGCTCCTCGGCATCCTGCTGTTTTTCGCCATGCTCGTGGAGGTGATGTCGTGAAGCGCAGTGCAGGCAGGCCCCCATCGGTGACGATGGAGCAGTACCAGCGGGTCCTCGATGTAAAGGCCGCTCGTGCGGCGCTGCCGACGAATAAGGAACTTGCCCGCGAGCTCGGGGTTCCGGTGTCTACCATCATGGGTTTGCTTGGGCGCGGGCTAAAGGCGTACCAACCGAGGAAAGCGAATGGGCGCAAGTCAAAGGCGTAAGGGCGCAGCCGGTGAGAACGAACTCGCCAAGATCCTGAGCGACCAACTCGGCTGGGTGGTCAGGCGCAACATCGGGCAGGCCCGTGACGGCGGGGACGACATCACGACCGGCCAGTTCCGGTGGGAGGTCAAACGCAGGAAGGGCATCGCGGTCCACGAATGGGTCGAGCAGGCCGTCCGTGCGTCTGGCCCCGGCGACATCCCGGTGGTGGCCTGCCGGGGTGACGGGAAGGGGTGGCTCGTGGTGATGCGCCTCGAGGACGCCCTGCCGCTGATCCGTGGCGAGTTGCCGCAGCGGTAGCCGGGGGGTTAGACTTGGGGCATGACCGAGACTGAGCGGAAGCCTTGCCTCAACTGCAACAGCAGCGGCTGGGTGGCCGATTGGTCTGGCGGGTGGGTGCGGTGTCCCGACTGTGAGCCGCCGCCCCCGCCGAAGGTCGAGGTCGAGTTCGTGCGTGGCGCGAAGGTCCGGCGCAAGCCGAAACTGCCCGAAGCAGCGTGAGGTAACGAGATGCCTGGTCCCGGTTTATACGCAAACATCAACGCTAAACGCGAGCGCATCAAGGCCGGTAGCGGCGAGAAGATGCGCAAGCCCGGCAGCAAGGGTGCGCCGACTGCGAAAGCGTTTCGCGAATCCATCAAGACCGCGCTCAAGCGGAAGTGAAGGCGCAGCTGCTCGGAGATAACGGCGACCAGGAAGGCGAGGATCTGTTCGGCTTTCGTCGCCGGAGAGGTGGTGCAATTCTGGGAGGAGCCGTCGGCAGGGTGCCAAGACTTTCGCCGAGGGCTACCGCCGGTGTCGCCGCTGCTGGACTCGGTGGCCCGACACCTACGCCGGTACCGGGTGGCCCGGGTGGTAGACCGCAGGAGCCGAGAGACGTGAACCTCGTATGAAGACCGCCGCATGGCAGCGCAAGGCAGGGCAGAACCCGAAGGGCGGTCTGAACGAGGCCGGTCGCCGCTCTGCCAAGGCCGAGGGGATGAACCTCAAGGCCCCGGTCAAGTCAGGGGACAACCCGAGACGCGCCAGTTTCCTTGCCCGGATGGGCAACGCTCCCGGCCCGATGGTCGGGAAGGACGGCAAGCCGACACGCCTCGCCCTCGCCCTGAAGGCATGGGGTGCGAACTCGAAGGAAGACGCTAGGGCGAAGGCCCGGGCGATCAGCAACCGCAACAAGGGGAAGTGACCATGCCGCTCAAGAAGGGATACAGCCAGAAGACCATCTCGCGCAACATCTCAGCCGAAGTCCGCGCCGGTCGCCCGCAGAAGCAAGCCGTGGCGATCGCCATGAGCACGGCTCGCAAGGCAGCCAAGAGCGCCGGTAAGGGAATGGCAGCACGCAAGCTGATGGCGAAGTGATGCCGGACAGAGCAGAACAGGTCAAGGCAGTCCTCGCGCTCGTCGAGGACGGCATGTCGGAGAACGCCGCCTGTCTACAGGTCGGCATCAATCGGGCAACCTTCCGAGCAGCGGCGTTGAAGGTCACGGCTGGTGACAATTACGCGCGCGCATTGGAAGCACTCGCTCAGGATCAGGTCGAGAAGGCCGAGCAGGTCATCGAGGACATGCGGAACGGGGTCATCGATGCCCAGCAAGCGCGGGTCGAGCTCGACGCCCGCAAGTGGTTTGCCTCCAAGTTCCTGCCCAAGCGGTACGGGGACAAGGCCGAGGTCGAGCACTCGGGTAACGTCGGCCTGACGGTCAATGTCGTGCGGATGACGGATGCCGACAGTAACGCTGCCGGCTAATGGCTGGCGACCGCGCCCATACCAGATGCCGGCGTGGGCCGCGCTCGAGGGCGGCTGCAAGCGGTTGGCCCTTTCTTGGCACCGAAGATCGGGGAAGGATGACCTGAGCCTTCACTGGGCTGCTGTGTCGGCCATGCAGCGGGTGGGCGGCATCTGGCACATGCTTCCCCAGGCGAACCAGTCCCGTAAGGCTATCTGGGATGCGGTGGACCCGCATACCGGGCGGCGGCGCATCGACGCTGCATTCCCGCCCGAGCTTCGAGAATCGACCCGCGAACAGGACATGTTCATCCGGTTCAAGAACGGCTCGACTTGGCAGGTCGTGGGCTCGGACAACTACAACAGCCTGATCGGTTCCCCGCCCATGGGGGTGGTGTTCTCCGAGTACGCGCTCGCCGACCCGAATGCTTGGGCGTTCCTGCGTCCCATCCTTGCGGAGAACGGCGGCTGGGCGATATTCATCAGCACCCCTCGTGGCCGGAACCACTTTGCCCGTCTGGTGGACTACGCCCGGAAGGACCCTGCGTGGTTCGGGCAGGTGCTGACGGTCGAGGACACCAAGGCGATCTCGAAGGACATCATCGACCGAGAGCGCAAGGAGCTGCGGGTCGAGCGCGGTGAGAAGGAAGCCGAGGCCATCATCCGGCAGGAGTATTACTGCGACTTCGATGCCGACATTCCCGGTGCGTACTACGGCGATGCCATCCTCAAGGCGGAGCAGGGCGGCAGATCTGGCGAGTTCCCGCATATCGTCGGCCAGCCGGTCGGGACGGCATGGGACATCGGCATCGGCGATTCGACGGTCATCTGGTTCTACCAGCTCGTCGGCCACAAGGTGCGCATCATCAACGTGCTGGAAGGCTCCGGCGTCGGGCTCGAGTGGTACGCGAAGAAGCTCCTCGCCATGGACTATGTGTATGCCGATCACATCTGGCCGCACGACGGGGCGGTGAAGGAGTGGGGGTCTGGCAAGTCCCGGCTCGAAACAGCGGCGGGATATGGGCTCAAGCCTCGGGTGCTTGAGGCTGACTCGGTGGACGATGGCATCCAGGCGGTGCGCCAGATGCTGCCGGTGGTCGAGTGGAACAAGGCTCCCGACCCGTTCCCCGGCGAGACTGCCGAGGACGCAGCGGCTCGCATGACCCGGGCGATGGATGCCGTCCGGCAGTACCGGCGCGAATACGACGACCGGCTGCAGCGGTTCAAGGACAGGCCACTCCACGACTGGACGAGTCACTACGCC